GTCATAAATATCATTTTACGATTTGTGTAGGAGGCGTTTATGCCAGTGTATTGTTATAAGCGCACTGACAACGGTGAAGTTGTCGAAGTGCCAATGTCACTTAAGGAACTATACACTAGACAATCGGTTGACGGTCGTATACAATTAGAAGATGGGGTGGAAGGTGTGCGTGACTATAACGCAGAGCACACCCTCCCTTCTGGGCCAGGGAAAGAGATCTGGTCTGATTCTCTCGGAGTTCACCCGCTTCAAGTTGACAAGGCCGAGAGAGAGTCAACCGAAATGGGTGTACCAGTCAAGTTCGACCGAAATACAGGGCAAGCCCATTTTGAGAACCGTAGACACCGGAACCAATACATTCGCAAGCTGAATGAGCGAGGCTGGAAGATCGGTGATCGAGACGGTGGATACATGGACCCAACAGATTAGGTGATTTATGGACTTAGAAGAACAAATTAAACAGGCGGCCCAGGAAGCCAGAGACGACAGCGAAGATGATGGGATGCTCGACGAAGCCAATGATCTCTCCAACGAGGACACGAAGTCTTATTTGGAGTCTTTGGATTTCGACGAGCCTAAAGACGTGACTGAAGAACTCGATGACGAAAAGCCGAGTTCTGAAGATAAAGAGGACTCTGCTGATGACGATCAAGCCAGCAGTGACGAGCAGGAAGAGACTGCGGTGGATGACTCTCAAGAAGAGAAATCCGAAGAAGTATCCGATGACGAAAAGCCGGATAAAGAAGGGCAACAAGAATCTGCCAGTGAAAAAACGGAGAAACCCGTAGTTACTGAAGAGGATCTTGCCCGTGCCATCGATCTTGGCTTAAAGCCGGACGATGTCAAGCAGTATGCCGAAATCGGAAATTTGTCGAAAACCCTGGATTCACTGGAAGCCCGACGAGGATCCCAATCAAGTGGAAAGCAGGCAGAAAGCAAAAATGACTCGGAACAGCAATCAGAAGAGTTCCGTATCAAACTTGATTTTGGCGAGAACCAGGATGAATACGATCCTGAGTTTATTTCTAAGTTTGAAGAGCAAGTCAATGAGCAGGTTGGTGGGCAGTTAAAGCGTGTGAACGATACTGTCAGCCAACTGAAAAATTCATTGGATTATGAACGCCAATTGAACTTCGAGCGCGAGTTCGACCAGTTGGTTGGCGAGACGATACAAAACGAGCCTGGGTACAAGGATATTCTTGGCGAAGGCCGAGGTCGCAATCTTGAGCGAGAAGGCGAGCCGATGAAAAATCGGATGGCTGTTCTGAGCAAGATGACGGATCTCGCCAAAAACGATAACCAGAAGAGCAATGAAGAATTGTTCAAAGATGCGCTCGGAATTGTATTTCGAGATCAGCAACAAAAAATAGCGACTAAAAAAGTTCGTTCTGACTTAAAGAATAGAGAAAAGCAACACATCCAAAGACCCCAAACCAAGCGAACCAAACCCACCCCAACCAAAGCGGCGGAGCAAAAGATTGCCGAGCAAATGCAAGAATGGGGAACCCTAGATGGAGTAAGTGGCGGAGAAAGCGAGAGCGAATTTCTCTAATCGTCGCTACCTTTGAGGGTAGAAAATGATTACTACTGACAAACTACGCGACTTAGTCAAGTTGACCTTGAACGAGTTGGGTCGCATGAAGTGGACTGATATTGCGACTGACTTGCAAGAGTATGTCGCCATGACCCGTCTCTTGAAAAAGAATCGAGTAATGTTCGATTCCGGCAAAGGGATTCAATGGAACGTCATGGTGGACTATGTCGATTCCGCCCGAAACGTGGGTTTGTATGAACCTGATTCCGTCTCGGTTGGCGATGGCATGGAGCAGGCTGACATCCCCTGGCGACACACCACTGCGAACTACGCCTTTGATCGTCGGGAAATCACCATGAATGCCTCCCCTGCCAAGATCGTTGACCTGATTAAGACTCGACGGGCGCAAGCCATGATCTCTTTGGCGGCGCACTGTGAGCGAGATTTTTGGGGCAAACCGACTGATTCCAGTGACAAGAAAACTCCTTACGGTCTGAAGTATTGGTTGGTGTCCAACACTTCGCAGGGCTTTAACGGGGGCAATCCTTCTGGATTCTCGAATGGTGCTGGCAACTTGGACAGTGGGACTTATCCCAACTGGGCGAACTACACTGACCAGTACGTTGACATTACCAAAGAGGACTTGGTGCGCAAGTGGCGACGAGCCGCGACCTTTACCAAGTTCATGCCTCCTACGGATATTCCTGACTACAATCGCGGCGACCGTTATGAGTTCTTCACCAACTACAGCGTTCTTGGAACGATTGAAGAACTTCTAGAGGAACAGAACGACAATCTGGGCAATGACGTTGCCTCTAAAGATGGTCGTGCCATGTTCCGCAAAACGCCGGTTCAGTGGGCTCCCTATTTGGAAAACGACACCAATGACCCGATTTATGGGATCAATTGGGGTGTCTTCTCTCCGGTCTTCCTTAAAGGTGAGTACATGCGAGAAGACGGTCCACAACAAGCTCCGAACCAGCACACGGTTGAAGTGGTCTACATCGACATGACTTACAACTACATTAACCGTGATCGTCGTCGTGGCTTCGTGCTTACGAAGTAATAACTGGCTGAACGCCGAGGGATAAGATTATGTTGATTTACCCACAAATCGGGATCGGCAAGCATGAAAACGACTTTCATCACCTGCCCTTCAAAGCCTTCTTCAAAAACAATGCCGCATTGAAGCAAGGCCAGGGTGTTGCTTTGGTTCCTGATTATACAACCGCAAACTCTGGCGAGACTTCGAGTGATCGCTGGGGAAAACGAGACAAGATCGTTGAGCCTTTGGACAAAACGAACGTCCAATGGTTTGCCGGTGTTGTTTCCGAGAATTACGATGCCAAAACCAACGGACGCTGGATTGACATTTATCCGCCTGCAAGCACCGCTTTAATCCAGGTTTCGGAGACTGTCTCTATTGGCGACCGAGTGGCCTGCATGGTTGAGCATGACGTGACTGATGACAATGGCAAGTTCTCAAAGACTCTTGGTCTTGAGGGAGCTGGGCAAGCCATTGTTATGGAAGATGGCAGTGCTGATGACTTGGTCATGGCGAAATTGCTGGACGGTCCTGGTATTGGTGTTGTAGAGAAGGAAAAGTTTGCCGCCGATGGCACTGTGAACGGTTTTAGCCTTGTTGGGCTTTCCTATATTAAGGCGCAAACAATTTCTGGTAACGCTACCTATACTTTGGCTGATGGGTCCTATTATGGGCAACGAAAAGCCTTTGAGTTGGGTGGGGCTCTTAGTACCAATGACTTGGTCATTACGGTTACTAATGGTATTCAGGCTGATGATTCTACGGCATTAACCACTGTTACTATGGATGCTTCTGGCGATACTACCGTTTTGGAATGGCTGGGAGATAAATGGAAAGTGGTCCATAACACTGGATCTGCCCTAGCCTCATCGTAATAACTAATTAAGGGAGGGGCGAAACACCCCTCCCTATTAAATGGAGATAAATCATGCTTAAAAAAGAACCCAGTAAATTGGATAAATATTATGAAAGTCAGTACAAGGCCATTTTGGGAATGGATGAAATTCCCAAGAAGGTCCTGGAAAAGCATGAGGAAGCGAAGTTTATGGTGGATCGCGCCGGTGGATCGACCTTATTGCCTCAGACACTTATTTGTGTTGTTTTGGCTTCAGGCATTGTGCCGAAAGGTATTCGCCGAAAGAGCGAAGTGGCGAAGTCGAAACAGCTGCACAAACCGGCAAAGGCTCCTGAGCCTGCTACCCAAGAGAAAAGTGAATAATGCCTGAATCTGGACTCTCTGTTACATTCTTCAGTTTGCGTGAAACCATTGGTCATTACCTGGGGTATGGTCGAGGGTACGATGGCAACTGGACTACTGAAGAATTGCAAGACATTGATGAAGCAATCAAATCAGGTCTTCGGCGGTTTTACTATCCGCCGGATTATGAATGGAAGTTTCTGAAACCTGTGACTTCGATAGATCTTGTTGCAGATCAGGGCGATTATGACCTGCCTGACGATTTTGCTTTTATGGATTGCAATTATATGACATACCCCAGCAATACCAGCCTTGACCAATACGTAGAGATTACTGGGGAGCAGAGAGTTCGCCGATTGCGCCGTGATACGACCAATGCGAGTTCCAGGCCGTACTATGCGGCAGTTCGACCGAAAAAGATTGATCCCACAGCCGCGACCAACGAAGGGCAGAGATTCGAATTAATTTTCTACCCTATTCCTGATTCGGCATATACCTTGGAATACCGCTATGAAGTAATTCCTTATTCTCTTTCGGCGGCAGATGCAAGGGTGTACCCGTATGGTGGAGCCCCACATGCCGAGACGATTCAGCAAGCTTGTTTAGCGGCGGCAGAAGCCCTTTACAACGATGGGGCAACCCAACACCAAGAGCAATTTAAGCAAATGCTGAGATCTAGCATTAAGCGAGATATGCAACTTGGCCCCAGAAACTTAGGCCCAGTAACGAATCCAGTCGTTTATGCCGACAGGAGCCACCGGTATCCGAGGGGGTATCGGGAAGGATTGATTGTTGACGTGAACGGCGAGACTCCATAGAGGAATTTATGGGTGCGTATACCGATTGCGATGTATGCAACATTATGTACGACACTTTTCATAGAAGCAAATGCCCTCTTTGTGAGGTGCGAGAAAGGATAGAAAACATGAGTGCTCATAACCATTTTTATGAAGCAGGTCGCGCTGAAACCGGTAGTAAAGGGCATATTGGTAGTCCGGCGGTTTTGGCCTGGGGAAGTGATATTCCTTCTAATGGGGCTACTGGTTATTCCAAAGGCTGTGTTTTTCTCGATTTAGGTGGCACGGATCAGTCGAATACTCTTTATTGCAATATTGGTGATGAATCAAGTGCAAATTTTAATGCTATAACTGTTGCCTCTGACTAATATGCGTCTCCAATTCCCTCTTAAGGGGTTGGTTGAAACTACAGCAATTCAGCAACAACCACCCTATTCGACTCCTGATTGTATAAATGTCCGGCCTGATGACACGAAAACAGGCCGAGTAAGAGGGGGTTCGCGCCCAGGCACAATTAAGGAGTTCAATGGGGTGCAACTGGCTGGGCCGGTTCGAATGATGAATCAGGTCACAGCCGTCAAGGATGATGGATTTCGATTTTGGTCAGACTATTTTGCTGGAGGGTCCATCTCCGAGATCTGGTCGAAGCCGGTCTGGATCAGCAATAAACCTAAGTTATTCCCTACCAATCAAGACAATCTGGTGTACGAAGAAGAGGCAGGTCTAGTGCGTGATGCGCTGACTATCGATACGACTTCTCCCTATACCATTGAATACACCATTGTTCCCTACAACGGGGAGCATTACGGCGAGTACAAAATCTTTGCCAAGATGGACAATACTTCGCCGGATGCGACCCAGGATGGCGTGATTGCTGTCTTAAAGATGATTGGCGAGAAGGGCCAATATCAGGGAACTTTGTACGAGTATTCAGGAGGCACTGAGACCTCTTATGCGATGAACTCTGGGGAGTCTGGTCAGGCTGACGCTGGCTGGTTCCGCATGGTCATCGATGGGAATAATGTCAAGTGCTACTGGAACGGGAATTTGCTCATCTCTCAGGATGTGACAACGAATCAGGGTCAACGATTTGGTTTTGGGATGACCTGCACTAAAGAAGGTGGAGTTTGCTTGATTGATACGTTTCGGGCCCAGTATTTTGACGGGACAAAGTACGCTCACAATCGAACTTTGACGGTTGCCAGTGCCGGAGGGAAAGTTTACAAAGAAGACAAACTTGGGGATCTAGCAGAAGCCGTAGATGGTTCCACAATCAACATTCAATCAGATCGATCTATTGAAGCTGTGGAATACCGGCAAAAGATTCTGATTGCCGATTATGGCGAGATCAAGGTTACAGGGGATGATGGTTCAGTAGACGGGACAGATCTCACTGCCAGTGGTATTTCTGATTGGACCACAAAGAATATCGATCAATACAATGATGTTGTGGTGATCTACAATGCTCAATCGGGGGTGACAGCCGGTGTTTATGAGATCAGTGGTGTGCAAGCGAGTAAATTGGTCTTGGCTTCTGATGCGGGGACAGGCAACTGCTCGTATCGCATTGAGCGAGGCCCAAAGATATTTGATCCGAAAACTAACACACTCTCGCTATGGGTTTCCACCAAAGGGAGTATTCCGGTCGGGTGTAAGCATATAGGGATTTTCAACAATCGTGCGGTTTTGGCAAACAATTTGGAAGCCCCTCATGTCTTTTACGCCTGTCGCCAGAATGACATCTATGATTGGGATTACGGCGCAGACGGGGAAGACCCGCAACGAGCCTTTGCCGGATCTCCTGATGACAATAGCGGTATTGCTGAACCGATCACTGGACTCATTCCTCACGATGAAGATTTTATTATTATTGGATGCACCAACTCGATCTGGCGGGTTTCTGGCGATCCGGCTTACGGAGGCCGAGTTGACCCTTTGTCTCATGATATTGGGTTGGTAAGTGGAAAATCCTGGACTAAGGGACCCAACTCAGAAACGATTTTCATGAGCCGAGATGGGTTCTACCTGATCCCTCCTGGCGGTAATGGGTATCCGCAGAACGTTTCTCATCCTGTACTGCCATCACGATTGAAAAATATTGATATTGGCGATCCTACTGTGCTGATGGAATACGATGTTAAGCGCAAGGGGATCAACCTATTCATTACGACTTCTGAGGGCAAATCGACTCATTTGCATTGGTGGTTCGATTGGGATAATAAATCGTTTTGGCCTGAGAAATTCGCCAAGTACCAACACAATCCCACCGCCCTGATGTACCTGCCTTCTGAAAGCGCAGAAAACACCACTGTTCTTATGGGATGCCAGGATGGATACATTCGGCGGTTCAATGATGTTGCTGATACTGATGATGGGGAAACAATCGAGGCTGATGTCTTGTATGGCCCGATGTTGGTTAATAAGGAGGGCTACGAAGGGACAGTAAAAGAATTGGTGGGGGTTGTAGCAGAGGAAAGCCGGCCTGTCCAGTGTGCCTTGCTGACAGAGGATTCAGCAGAAGCCTTACTGGAGGCAAGCCCCAGGGCTTCGACGACCTTAAAGCCAGGAATCAACCGAGCCTGGAGACCGCGCAGGCGAGCCGCAGTTTTCGCCGTCCGCATTGGTGGCGATAGGGGGTATTGGTCAATAGAGGGGATACGAGTTCAGGTTTTAAGAGCCGGTAAGCAGAGGTTATCCTAATGGGTTGGCCTAATCAAGTCCCTACG